CCTCTCTAGTAAACGACTGGGGGAGCGATCGGGAGCAACCGCCCCCCCATGATTAGTTTGTGACTACGCAACCATGTAACGGTACGCCGCAGCGCCCAGTTTCGTGGCCACCGCTCCATAACCGTAATAACCGACCTGAACCTGACCTGTTGAGATGAGGTTTGTCTGTAGTGATAGACGTGGTGACTCGTACCATGTATAACCCTCTGGGTTAATGATGATCATAGAGTTATCGCCTGTACCTGAAAGGTTGCGAGCGACGCGGAGGTTAAGTCCGAGTAGGTTTCCGCGAACTGCTGTCGCTGTGAGTGATCCGCCAGCATTCTGTGGATTGATTGTCTGTGTGAAGATTGGACGGTTTGAAGAATCGACCAAGCCCATAAGGACGCCCCATTGATCTGGCGATACTGCGATGTTCTGCGCAAAGCCAAGAGTGTTTGAGTAGATAGATACTGCTGCATCCGCTACGAAATCAGCCGCTAGAGCGCCTGTGGTTAATGTGCGGTTTCCGCCATCTGTTCCACCTGCGATGAGTGCTGAACCGACTGCTGCATCTGTAGCCTTTGCGTATGCGTATTCCATTTGGCGTACGAGTTCTGCAAAGAAAGCAGGTGATGAGCGATCTAGAAGCTCAAGTGAGAATGTCTGCTGGCCGATGTACTTCTTAACATCGACTGATACGAAAGCAGCGTTCTGGTCTGTATCTGATGGTGTTCCGCCTTCAGATGCTACTGCAACTGTTGGAGCAACTGTGATCTTAGGAATTTCAAAAGTCATTCCTGCATCTGGAAGAGTTCCAGAAGAGATTGAATCGACCAATGGACGATCTGCGTTTGAGATGCCATTGATAACTTCTGTTAGCTGACGTGTTGGTACTAGACCAGCGTTGTCTGTTGTGTCTGCTGCTGCTGCAACGTACATCTTTGATGTCTCGTTACCAAGTGAAGCGCGGACTGAGTGCTCGAGATAAGAAGCCTTATCAACGATAGGGTTACGAACTGTTGTCGAAATGTAAGGTGCAGTTGCAGCCTTAACTTCGACTCTTGCAGCCTCTACCGTTTCTGCGGCAGGAGCGACTTCTGGAACGGTAGTGTCTGGCACTTGTTCTCCTTCTGTGGTTGATGGTATTTCTTCCTGAGTTGGCTCAGAAACTTCGTTTTCTACTGCCGCTACTTTTGCGACTTCAGCGCCTGGAATCGCGCCATCTGTGACGAGGCTGACCTCGATCAAGTTAGATGCGCTAATGGCCATGACGCCATCTTTGTTATCCCACTCTTCAACATCCACGCCGACGCTGAAATCAGAACGAAGGCCAGTAGCGGCCTCTTCGAGTGCGTCATTACCGGCGGTTGTCTTAGCAATCTTAAACTCTGCGATGATGCCTTGTTCGTCTTGCTCAAAACTTACGAGTTTTCCAAGCGGTCTTGTTGTGTCGTGCTGAAGCACTAGCTTGGTGTTCTTAGACATCTTGATCGAATCCTTCTCAAACATTGTGCGACCTGCTGAGGTGTTGCCTTCAGCGTTCCAGGACACGATGCGTCCAGCGATGATGCGTGACTCTGCATCGGCAGCCGTGATGGCTACGGGCATTGTTATTTTCATTAACTGTTCTCCTTATTGTCGATCAGGTCTTCTTCTTCTTGAATCTGCTCGACGCTCATAGCACCGATACGATTAAGAATTTCGTAAACTTGTGCGCGTTGTAGTGCGTCTGTGCGTAAGAACTCATCGAGCGAGAAGCGGATCTCGCCAGTAGAAGCGATAAAGTCCGGCATTGATAAACGCTGTTCAATGGCTGTAAGAATTGGCTTCATAGAGAAATCAATCAGGCTACGACGCTCTGAGACTGAGTTGGAATAGGTCATGCTGGTTGTTTCAGCACTTACGAAATAGGCAGGTAGGTTGCAAGCGCGAGCCAATTCCAGAGCGACATATTGACGAGCCTCATTGAGCTGTAGTTTGGCTGGATCGATGCCCAACGCTTGCAATTCAACATCAGCATTAAGAAACGCTGTTGACTTGGTTAGTCGAGCATTACGCCATGATTCGAGAAGTTTAGAAATGCGCTCTGCTGGGAGATTAGTGCCGTTGGACTTAAGAACCTGTAAAGGTACTGGCTCTTTAGCAAAAGTTTCTGCGGCTTGCTCTAGTGCATGAGCTGCGCGGATGGTGCGACCAGCGCGGTTAAGGATTCCTTCATCTAATCCATAAAATACGACTAGCGATCCTACGCCTTGATTAGGAACGACTGAACCATCGACCTGATATCCGACAATCTCTGTCTGTAGATGATTAAGTTTAGGTGTTACGCGATCTGGAGCCACGCGAGTCCATGAACGGACGCGTCCGGTATCTCCGTACTGCTCGAGAACTTGGCCGTAACCAATTCCGTGAAATAGTAAGTCTTCTGCTAACCATGCGTAAATGGCGGAACCAGGAACGCGAGGATCTGGCTGATTGATTACTCCTGGAGTTGGAAGATGTGCGCCATTAAGTTTTGAATACTGCTCAAGTGGCAACCCAGCAAGTGTGCTACAAATTATGTTGCGTGCGCGAGCGATTGTTGGAACGGCCATAGCCTGTTGGCGTGATGCGACCGATTGGGTAAATACAAAAGGATTAAATGAAGCGGTGTTATTAAACGGCGCTGGAGTAGAAGCCGCATCGACTGTAATTTCTACAGAAGGCTTTGATGTAAAGATATCCCGAATTCCCATTGGACATATTATACACGAACTGTCCAACTTTTAGACATTATCCTATTTGAATGTCTACTTCCGATTCCGCCCGTGTCGCAAAGTGAGTAACCATTGCAGCCGCTACGGCTCCGCAGACAATTCCCGAAGCCTTGCGTCCCATAACCCAACCGCCATCGCCTTTGTTTAGTTTGACGGCGCTTAGGACTTGCTTAGTGAGTTCTTCCTGATCTCCATGCTGAAGTCTCATTGAAGTCACTGCTGAAACGAACTCATCGCAACTCTGCTGGTAATCCTGACCGCCAATTTCATACATCGGGATTCCTGCTGGTTGTAATCGAGCTGCTACGGCTCCAGCAGTGGATTTGCTAAAGGCAACTTGATTAACTGGGAACTTACGCACCCAAAAGGCAATATCGTTAGCCATCTCTTTGTCGTCTAGGGCAACTGGGTTAAACCAAGTGTGAAGCAACGTGACCATAAACTTATCGCCATCGATCCTTTGGCCTGCGACCAATGAACCGTGTTTTCTGTCCGGGCTGAGATCAATTGCCATCCAAGTATCTTTCTCGATGTCCAAGGGTGGGACTTCTGCCTTACATTTTTTCCATTCCGCTTCAGATATAACTGGATTAATCATCGAGACAAATTGGCATAAGACTTCTGTTCTAAATATGTCTTCTCGATCGGATAGTGCGTCCTTAATATTGTCTTCGTGGACTGTGTGACCTAAAGACGGGTTAGATTGATACCAGGCTTCTTTGTCGGTGATCTCTGCGCCTGGCACAGCACTCCACTCGAACCAACCAATCGAATCATCGCCACCTTCACTAGCTGCTAAGCCACGTTCTCTAAACTTAAGCAATAAAACCGAATTGGCATGGCCAGCGTTTGAATAAACGTAACTTTGCGGGTTCGGGTTCGACATTTGAGTAAATCGCATTGAAGACCAGACATCCTCAGTATCGAACTCACGCAACTCGTCAATATGGATTACATCGGGCGCGGCAATACCTCGCGCTGCTGAGTTACCAGCTCTGATTAGATATCTTGCGCCATTCTTAAAGCGCATCTCCTGGGAACCCTTGCTCTCGTACTTCTTATCGAAGTTATCCAGGAGTAATTGGCTATCCTCGATCATGAGCCCGACCTTGTAAAAGATTTCCGCAGCTGTGTTGAGTGTGTGTGCTGTAGCCAGGTGCATTTTTTCGTCCAGTATGTAAATACCGAATAAAATCCTAAGCGCCATGAATGTAGATTTGCCCTGCTGGCGTGGAAGCATGATGCCTATTAAAGGGTGAGCCCAACGACCATCTGGCTTATAGCGTAAGCAATCTCTAGCCAGTTGTTCTTGCCAAGGTAGCAACGGAAATCCAATATCTTTACAGAACTGGATCATCTCATCGCCTCGAGTAGGCAAATTAAGCGGCTTAGAGCGGATTCTAGGCACTTGTGACCCGTAACGAGGTTCTACTACCCCTTCCCTGCCCTCTGGAAGCCCCTTAGAGCCCTTTTGAGCCTGTTTAGTCACTCTGAGTCCTTTTCGAGCCGATAGTGGCTGATTGAGGCGTTTTCAGGGGAATTAAGAACAT